ACAAGGCTACAATGATGTACCCTGTAACAGATGTAACACTTGCAACGCCACAATTAGGGGCAACTATGACAAACAAAGCTATTGAGGAAAAGACAAATGTCTTTGACCTTGTTTACGATATCATCAGCCAACACGTTGAGGCTGAACCGCACCACCTTGTCGGGGCTACGCTGTGGACCCTCCACACGCATGTCTTCAACAAGTTCGATATATCACCCCGGTTGGCGGTATTGAGCCCGGTGGAAGAAAGCGGGAAAAGCACAATCCTCAAGGTGATAAGGGGTATTGTGTGGAAACCCAAATACTTGATTGACCCCACACCAGCGTCTATCTTTCGGATAGCTACTGACCATGCATTGTTGCTTGACGAGGTTGATAACGTGAAAATCGACCGGCAACTGCGAGCTATCTTTAATGCTGGTCACATGGCAGGTGGACAGGTTCCCCGTGTAATTCTGGGCGAAACCGTGTTCTTTCCGGTATATGGCCCTCTTGCGATGGCTGGTATCGGCACATTGCCACCTACCCTCTTGTCACGCTCTCTGATTATACACATCCACCGTTCTGATACCAAGCCGAGGTTCAACCGGTTGGAAGAAGCGGCCAGCATTGGCATGAAGGTTGAGGAATGGGCGGCCAAGGTGAATTTAAACCATGACCCCGACATACCGCTCAAAGGGCGGGCGGCTGATAACTGGAGAGTGCTGCTGGCAATTGCCGATTCATTAAGCCGGGGTGATATTGCGCGTGAGGCGGCAGTTAAGTTCACAAAGGAGCATAGCTTCCCCAATGTGAAACTGGCGCTACTGCACGATATCCGTACAGTGTTCGATGCAGCGGAAGCTACTGTACTTCCAGGTCATGTACTGGTAACGAAGTTGGTTAACTTGGATAATGGCATTGCTGATTGGACTGACCAGCAATTGACCACGAACAAGTTGGCCCACATTCTTAGTGAGTTTCAAATTAGGAACAAGCTTCAACGGTGGCCGGAAACTTTATACGATAGAAAGGTCACCAGATGTTACGTTCGCGGTGACTTCGAAAACATGTGGCGAAGGTATCTCACTCCAGGTGGATTGGGCGTGCCTGCGCCGCGCGTTGCAAGTGTTACATCTGTTACAAAAAAGCCAAAGAAGGGGGTCAAATGACCTAGGTTCGGGCCGTTTTTAAGGCCCGCTGGCGCGTGTTCCGGGGTACCCTTGCCATGGTAGCAGGCACCCCGGTCCGGCGCATGGGCGATAGGTTTTTAGGGCTTGGTGAGGCATCTAAAAAGGTAGGCAAATGCGCGTTGTTAGCAAGGGCAAACCGAGTCCAGATCAACTCCCTCTATTCGTGCCTGATAGTGATTGGGAACCTCCTTCAGAGCTCCCGGACCTTAGCCGGGAGAATGAAATTGCCCTTGATATTGAGACTAAAGACACTCTGCTCGCCAAGGAGCGAGGTCCTGGATTTTACCAATACGAGCGGACTAATCTCAACACCGGCTATATCTGTGGGATATCTGCTGCATGGCGAGATCAGTCAATCTATATTCCGTTACGTCATCCCGAAACAAAATGCTTTGATTTCAGCATTGTTCAAGACTGGCTCAAGTGTCTTGTCAAGCAAGATCAAACACGATTCGTGTTCCACAGTTTTCAATATGATTGGGGATGGATTCAAGCTCAGTTTGGTGTGAAGCCACCCAAACTGTTAGATGACGTCGCGGCCATGGCGTCTATGATAAATGAAAATCTATTTTCATTTAGTCTAGATGATCTCTGCAAATGGCAAGGACTTCCCGGTAAAGATGAAAGTTTATTGGACTTGGCCGGAGTGGCTTACTCAGCCACCGGCAAAGCAAATCTATGGCGAATGCCTGCCAGATTTGTCGGGCCGTATGGTGAGCAAGATTCAGTTGGCACATTGGGTCTAGCTCAAAAGCTGCGGCCACTGTTGACCGCAGAGTATTTGGATGAGGCGTATCAAACCGAGCGTGATCTACTGCCTATCACTTTAGAAATGAAACAACGTGGTGTGAAGGTAAATGTAGATAGAGCTAAGAGAACAGCAGAAACAATCCTAAATAGCTGTCAAGTCAGACTTGATGAATTAAGCAGGGAAACTGGTGATCGAGTAACAATTAAAGAAATACGCAAGACCGATTGGCTTATGGAGCAATTTAGAAAACGTGGTATTCAGGTCTTTAAAACTGCATTAGGAAATCCAAGTTTTAGTAAAGAGGTAATGGCCGGTTATACGGAAGAATTCCCCCGGCGGATACATAAAATCAAACATGATACGGAATTGGCGGAAAAGTTTCTACTCGGTTATATCTGTGAATATGCTCATAAGGGTCGTGTCTATCCTACAGTCCATCAGTTTAGAAGTGAAAGCGGTGGAGCACGTAGTCATCGTTTTGCCTATTCTGATCCCCCTCTTCAACAAATGCCTAGCCGGGATGATGAGTGGGCTCCGATCATTCGATCTTGCTTTGAACCTGAGGACGGTGAGGAATGGTGCAGCATTGATTATCGACAGCAAGAATATCGGCTCATCGTTTACGTCGCTGAAAAGTTACGGGCGAGGGGTGCGAAACAAGCCGCCGATATGTATCGTAATGACCCCAATACTGATTTCCATGACTATGTTGCATCAATCACTCGTTTGCCACGAAGACGAGCCAAAGATGTCAATTTCGCAGTCAGTTATGGAGCCGGAGTGAAGAAGTTTGCCTTGATGACTGGCATGGATGAAACTGAAGCGGAGGCTGTTTTAAATCAATATAATGAGAGACTGCCGTTTGTTCGTCAAGCTTACAATGAATATCAGTGGATGGCGGCTCGTGAAGGATATATAGAGTTGATTGATGGGGCTCGTAGTCACTTTAATCTATACGAACCAGTAGATTTCCGTGACTTTAGTGCAGTGAAACGATATCAGGAAATGTACCCGGACAAAGTGATAAACACATATTCATGTCCTCATGAAGAAGCTATGCAGCGCACTGAAGATGAACAGCATCCATGGTTCCGGCACAAGCTGCGGCGATCATTCACTCACAAAGCGTTTAACCGGAAGATACAGGGTGACGCGGCACGACAGATCAAAAAGGCGATGGTTCTTATTCATAATGCTGGACATAGGATACTATTACAAATTCATGACGAATTAGGATTTAGCCTTGCGGATCCAAGACATGCTAGGATGTGCGCTGAGATCATGGAGAATGCTGTGCCATCTATTACTATTCCAATGCTCACAGATATTAAACTTGGCAAATCATGGGGGGAATTGAAAAAATAATTTCATAAATGACTTTAAAAAAGAAAAAACATTTTTTCCATCAGGGGTTGCATTTCGTCCCAGCATATGTTAAGCAGACAATGCGGTTTAAAAACAAAAGGAGGATTGATATGGCTACCCCTACGAATCCCAATCAGCCCGCTACTGGCACGGTTCAGAAACCCACTGTGGTTCATGCTGCACCAACGGCTGCTCAGCCTGCGGCCGCTGAGACGGCTGGCAACGGCAAGGATGAAGCTGAGGGTGAAAAGAAGAAGACTAAGTCAAAGACCGGTGTTTCCAGACCGCGTCTTGCCAAGTTTGATGAGGCCCATCTCATCACGGTCCTCAGACCAAAAGCCAAGATTCGTGCATCTGGTGAGCGATTCGACCAGTATGTGACCGGTATGACGGTCAAGCAGTACATCGACAAGATGGCTGGCGAGCCGTGGAAGCGCACGGTGGGACAGGTGTATGCCGATCTGCGGTGGGACACTGATCCTAATCGTAAACTGATCAATATCGGCCCAACTGTTGTGCCAATTCCGGAGCCAGAGCCGCCCAAGGAAAAGAAGACAAAGGCCAAGGAAGAGAAGCCCGCTGCTACCGCAGCTTAAATCTTCACAGAACCTCGTTAACTGGGTAAAGTTAACGAGGTTCTTTTTAGGCCGCAGCCATGAAGCTGATCGTATTAGATACAGAAACTTCAGACCTAGAACCGAGTCAAGGTGCTACAATTCTTGAGCTCGCATGGATGATCGTTGAAAATATAGATGAGAAGTGGAAGCCGACATCTGCTTATGAAACTTATATTCAATACGATGGCCCTATAAGTCCAAAGGCGCAGGCATCACATCATATTCAATCATCACGTTTGAAACCACCTTTCGCTATTGTAAGATCTGATGCTGTTGGAAAGTTATCAGAGATAGCGACACCAGATACGCTTCTTGTCGCTCACAATTCTGAATTTGATTCTAAGTTTTTACCAGAGCTCATTACCAATCATTGGATCTGCACCTATAGATGTGCAAAAAGAATTTGGCCGCAAGCTCCCGGCTATTCCAACCAAGTCCTACGATATTGGCTACAGGTTGATCCAGACTTGTCGATCGCACCGACCGTCAAAACTAGAGCCCCTCATCAAGCTCTATATGATGTTGCTACGACAACCGGCATTCTGCTAAAGATGCTGAACCTCCATACACCAGCAGAGCTAGTCCAGATGTCTGGTCCAGTGAAGCTTGATATCATTTCATTTGGGAAGCATAAGGGGACTCCCTTTGCGCAAGTTCCAAGGGAGTATCTGGCGTGGCTACGTGGACAATCAAATCTTGATGCAGATTTGAAATTTACTTTGGACTCAATCTTGCAGTCATGAAAGATGGCGGCCTTAGAACACTATTTCGTTATCAATTCAGAGCGTGGCAATGGTCCAGCATTGAGACTTCCGGGACTGCCAGCGGCGTTCCAGACTCTGAGTTCTGCACTCCAACCGGCTGTCAGGGTTGGGTCGAGTTTAAGCGAACTCTAAAATTTAGCGTACAGTTCCAAGAATTTCAACCTGCGTGGCTTGAGCGTCGCTGCCGGTATGGTGGCAACGTTTGGATAGCCGTGCGTCGTATTCCCATAGCTCAAAAATTTAATGGTGTAGATGAACTCTGGCTCATGCGTGGTGATCAAGCAATCGCATTAGAAGAGAATGGATTATGTGGCACATTCGCTAAGAAATGGTCAGGTGGACCTAGCGGTTGGAACTATGAAGAGATTGCAAATGTCCTGACTCTAAAAGATAGATTCTGGGAGTAACTGTAAAGTCATAGTTGCATTCCAGCAAACAATTGTGTAAAATACTTTACCGGCAACAGGGTTCAAAGGAGAAATGATGCCCATTAAGTCGTTTACGTTTGCATTCAAGCTCGATGCTAAAGAGCTCCTAGCTTATGTGGTGGAGCGCAATATCGCCGTAGATATTCATGCTACCGGCACAAAGCGGCAGGAGCTAGAACCTGCTGCACTTCCAGCATCGCAGCAACCGCTCGCACTTCCAGCACCTCACCCCATAGGTGTGAGAAGGGATACACATGGGCGAATGGGCAGCAAGGCGGCTGTACTCTTTTATCTGGCCGCACACAAGCGAGCCATGGCCAAAGACCTCAAGGCTGCATTGGTGGAAGCTGGATATAAAGCTTCAACCTACAATGGCTTGATGTGGGGCTTGAAACAAGAGGGGCTAGTGTCACAATCTGCCGAAGGCTACCGCATTCTGAACAAGGGCCTTAAGAAGCTCGACATGGCGGAGGAAACTGAATAATGGCCTTGCTTCGCACATATCGGTTTACCGATAAAGACCCGGTGGTAGACGAGCTCCGCACTATGGTTAAGGATGCAGGACTAGATAAGAGACTAGAAATTTTAGCAGAATTAGCTAGTCTTCATAAATCGACACCCAAAAACCTATTTCACGGGGATACGAAAAGGCCACAAAATGCTACCGTCATGGCCATTGCTCATGCTACTGGTCATAAACGGCAGTGGGTTAAAGATCGTAGCATTAATGTTGATGAGGAACTAGTATTCGCCCGTAAATGGAATGCACGAGAACAAGAAAAGCGGGCTGCAGAACATCCAACTAAGAAGAAAAAGCGAGCATAGTGAACCCGGCCGGGTAGGAGTGGTTGCCTCGTGCGTAAAACTGTCTAGGCTCACGCGATGCGCGTGTGTGATGGTTTCCCGCTCCGCTTAAATGAAATGGGGGCATAGTGACTAATCAGAAGACTGTTGACCAAATTACCAAGATCCTACTGAAACATATGGACTTGAAGAAAGCAAAACGCTTAGGGCGTGATCTTTATGGTCACGTCAGTGGTAGTAAATCAGTGACAGAAACGTTTCGGCGTATCGTGGAAAAGTTAGAGGAAGAGGAAGAAGAGTAAGAGGTCTAAATGGACCAGCCATACGAACATCAAGTAACAGCCTTCGGGCTGTTACAGAAAAATGATAACTACGCCTTGATCATGGAACAAGGCACCGGGAAATCACGACCTGTTATCGAAGATTGGTTGGGTCGGGTGGGACTTGGGTCAGTAGATGATCTTGTAGTATTGGCTCCTAAAGGCTGCTATATGAATTGGATTGGTACTAAGGATGAGCCGGGGGAATTAGATAAATGGGTTCCTGAAGATTGGAAAAGCAAAATTCATATCGCCCCATGGATTAGTGGCGGTAATTTAACTCAGCAAAGAACATTAGATCGTTTGCTACGTGTCAATGGTCCACGATTCCTGTGCATGAATATTGAAGCACTTAATCGAAAAGGACCTGCACGTCTGTATTTAGCTAAATTCATTAACGGTCGTAGAGTTATCGGCTGTGTTGATGAATCCACGACCATTGCTCATGAATCAGCGGAAAGGACGAAATTTATTCTTAACATCTCTAATGGATTTGTATCACGCAGAATTTTATCAGGACTGGTAGCACCAGAAAGTCCCTTAGACCTTTTCACTCAATATAATTTCCTTGATTGGCGGATACTGAAGCAGCGTTCCTTCTGGGGATTTAAGAATCGCTATGCCATAATGGAGAAGGTAAACTTCACTCCGGCAAAGCTTCGGGTACAAGGCAAGAGGCTAAAGGATACTCATGTTGTTGTAGGATTTCGTAATGTAGATGAATTGAATAAGCTCATCATGGCGGCCAGCTATCGGGTCACCAAAGATGAAGTCTTGGACCTATTGCCCAAGATTTATAAGTTCTGGGATGTTGATCTAACAAAGGAACAAGAACGAGCTTACAATCAGATGAGAGATATAGCGACCACACAACTTGCTGATAATGTCTTTGCGACAGCTAGTATGAAGCTTGATCAATTAGGAAAAATGCAACATATTCTGTGTGGTCATGTCCGTCAGGAGGATGGGGTACTCCATGATATTCCAGAAAATAGAACAGAAGCAGTGGTTGAAATCTTGCATGAACATGCTGGCAAGGCGATTATTTGGGCACCATATCCTCAGGCTCTTCGCAAAATCGCAAAGCGATTATTAGAGGAGTTCGGTGAAGACAGCACGGTTTGCTATTGGGGTGAAACTCGCCAAGAAGAAAGATTGATAGCTAGAAGTCGAATACAAAATGATGATAAGTGTAGGTTTATTGTGAGTAATCAAAGTGTCGGCAAGTTCGGGAATACATGGACCGCTTGCAACCTAGTGATCTATTATGCAAACTCATTTGATAATGAGGATCGGCAACAGTCAGAAGACCGAGCACACCGGATAGGTCAAACCAAGTATGTCACATATATAGATCTACGTGCCAAAGGCACTATTGATGAAAGATTAATTCAGGTTCTTCGAAGGAAGATCAATATGGCGTCCACCCTGCAAGGTGATACATTTAAAGAGTGGCTTATATAAAAGATCAGCATTCATTGTGATACCTTGTAATCCGCTGTGTAAACCGTTATAATGTATAGTTAATCCTATGTAAAGGATTTGTGCAGCAATGAGTGATGTAGCAGAACTACCTCCACCCAAAAAGAAAAGCCGTGTGACTAGATACCCACACGGCCAGCCGAGGAACCCTGACAGACTGTTAAAAATCGCAAGACTAAGAGATGAAGAAAAACTTCAGTGGCGGGATATAGGGCCTCTTGTTGGTATGACTGGGCAGGGCGCGTGTCTACTGTATAACCATTGGCGACAGTTGGGATGGCTGAGCTAACACCACGCGAGTTTGTTGATCAAGAACTTATGCTGATGGAGCATGTGTTCAATCAACAGAATGTTGTTCACCCCATGATTGTCTTTGTGAAAGATAACAGGCGCTCAGCGTTTATTGCAGAATTTCGTAATGATCTACATAAAGAAATGCTAAGTGAAGGTATCAAAGAATTAGTTAAAAGATCTGAACCAGACATGGTTATTTACTCGGCAGAGGCATGGGTCACTTATCTGCCAGAATACATTGAAGGAGTTACGACTAGACCCATGCATCATCCCGATAGAATTGAAATGGTCGTTGTGCATATCGAATTTAAAACAGGCGAAAAGTACGATTGCCAAGCCAAGATTATCAGAGAGAAAGGAGTAGCGCATCTTGATAAATTTGAGGTATTGCCGGGTGGATTGAGCATGGGGAGGTTTGTGGATTTCTACCCGGTAACTAGAACTAACTGATATGGTTAACCTATTGTTTTTATTGGTAAATTTACAAGGCCCGTACAGCGGCAGAACCATGGGGGGTTACTACCCTACAGCTACCCTAAAAATAACGCACCACGGGCCATTTGTGGGGCTTTGAATTTTAGGTCCAAAGGGCAATTTGGCTTTACACCGGCAAACTTAGAAAGAATGGAGGCATACGATGGCAAGTCCTCTTCAACTAGCTCCGATGCATTCGCGTGTCATTAACCAACTCTGGGTGAACAAAAAGCCTTGGGTCAATCCCAGCACTCCTAATCCATCAGGCAAGCAACAGCATGTTCAGTCACCTAAGATTAAGAAGCTAGCTCGGTTTGGCTATGATAAGAAAGTAAGATAAAATTCACTTTTCCAACTGTTGCCGAACAGTTGCGCAGTCTTCTTTTACGACAATGAATTTTCCATCGACAGTATGGATAAGACACTTTATTCCCTTGGCAAAATGTTCGTCACCACGCGGAATCCGCGTAGTGACCACATCTGCCGGATTGAGATCTATTCGCTGATCGTCCGGCCCGGTAAGCTGGATCAATAGCAAAAATAAAATCATACGAATTCCCAGTCCACTGTACCCATTCCATCAATGCCAAGCTTCTTGGCGAGTGCCGGGGATAAATCTATCCCGGCGTTATTCGTTGTGCGGCCTGACATATCAGTTCCGGATTCTGCCTGTGGCCGTGTTCCTTTACTCCAATATGGATCATCCGTATTCCACGGCCCTACGTCCAAGATCTCTGCTACTGCCGAAGCTACCGTCTCCCGGTTATATACTTTGACCTGAGGCCTCTCCTCAGTAAACTTATCTGGCAACGCAACATACAGATCTGTATCATTAAGAACTTTGTTAGGATCATAAGCAGAAGTATTATAATCGTCTTTACCACCAAATACAGACGCCGTGATATCTTTCTGATTCCCCGGTATAGGTGCCGGATTATCGACCTGGATATTTGGGTCAGTAGGTCTAGCCACATTTGCGATGGATGCACAAATTGCTCGAAAATGCGCTCGATACAAATTTGCATCAGCAGAACTATCAACAAAGCAGACTTCAATTAGGATGGCTGGTTCATTGGTATTATTGAGAAAATAAAGATCAGAGCGCTTCTTAGGACCCCGGTTAAGCAACCCTCCCGCTTTCGAGATCGCTTGCGCAATTTCCGACGCGAGGTCCCCTTGTGTGACATATAGAACCTCCGTCCCCATTGGATTACTCGTGGTCTTATAAGCGTTGAAATGCACTGATACGTCTAGGTCACGTGTTTGTGAATTATGAAAATCTACAATTGTTTTTAGGTTCTTATCCTGCGTAGTCGACGTATCGTCATGAAATGTTGTGACATCTACATTGATGCTACGTAAGTTTTCAGCAAGTTTTTCTACAACCTTTCTAGCTTCATCCACCTCATCAAGATAGCCACTGGCACCGCGAATATGAAGACCATGACCGGATGATATGACTATCTTCATATTTTCAGTCCTTTACATCTTCGGAAACAGCTTGCTCTGGTTGTTCTGGTTGTTTTGGTTCAGGCGTCACAACTTCTACATTCCCAGGTACGATATCTACAATCTGTATATCTATTTCCGGATTATCAATATAATATTTCTTTCGTGCTAATTCCCATGCACCATCGATATTGTCCGCTTCGATTACATCACCAGACCTATTTCCTGGAATGAATGTATCAGAAGTTGGAAGCTTTACCCTTGTCATATATTCCAGTACAATCGTAAATTCACTCATCTTGATTACTCCCGGTGTTTGGAGTAGCTGGAATGACAGTGTTCCCTGCTTCTAACCAGTCCTGATATTCTTGCCACACCCGGTTACTAGGATCACCAGTATTGTGGATAAATGTTTCTATACCTTTTTCGTCAGTATCTATAAGCTTGATGATATTAGATTCTACATCGCCTGTAGGAGACAAAAACTCATAGTACATCTTTGTCATGGTCATAGCCTCGAATCTGCGAACCAAGTTCCGGGAGGAGTTCCCGTATGAGGGCACCATCCTTCCCAGTCTGTAAAGTCTGATCGATAAAAACTCATACCATTGATAGAACCACTCGCATTCAATGGAGTAAATAGCGTGGGGTTTCCAGCAGAATAATATAGCCATTGTCCTCTATATGCGATACTAGGGGGATTTATTCGCTTGGTAACGGTATATGGAACATAGTAGATTGATTGAACAATGTGAAGATTACTAAGACCAGAAATAAGGTTCACTGGTCCTCCTCCACTTTCACTATAGCGTTGACAGATTGGTAGTTCATCACCACTTGGACGCATCAGATTGGGTAAGGCAGCCTCAGGTATTGTCAAAGTTCCGGCACCAAGATAGATTCCAGTGAGACAAATATTCGTTGCAGCCGCAGCCAATAGATTTCCATTATTTGGTGTCTGTATCGGTGTCACTGTTCCCCAAGTGTTTAGGACTGCGGCTGTTGCATCTTTTCCACAGAAAAAGATCTGAAAATACAAACCGACACCAGTGTCTCTGTTCCATGTGCCTGCTGTATCACCAGGAATTGTACCGGTATAGAAATGCCAGCCTAGACCGGGAGACACCAGTTCTTGATAATAGGTACGATTTGTAGTAGCGTTCATGAATCGAATAAAAAAGGTTCCAGCACCACCAGCATACAGCGCAAAGGCATAAGTCAATGGTTGAGCGGCGACTGTTCCCCAATTTAACCGAGCCATCCGATAACCTTCGACCATAACAAAAACTGAGCTACAATCACCATTCGCCAGTGTCGTAAACCCATTTCCCGTATACAAATACAGAGAATTTGAAAAATTCTGATAAGGTACTCCAAACGTAACTAATGACATTTGAGCCACACTCACTGTTGCCGAGGCATTCTTAAAATAAGCTTGGTATCCATCAAGAACATATCTCTGTGTGCCGCTCGTCATTGATAGAATACCGCCAGTATCATTATAATTCCCACGTTCTTGACTTATATCCATCCTAGGATTGATGGCCATGTTCATATAAGCCAATGCATCCCAATTCGTATGACTGGCAATATAGTTTTGAGTTGCCACCAGAGTCCATTGTGCTGGATTCCAAGCACCCGCTGCCACATTTACCAATGCCACATATTCTTGGCCTTGATAATTGACTGGTCGGCCAGCATTGTAATTCGCATTCGCAGAAAAGAATGGAACACCAATCAAATCACGAGCTGCGTTACTAGAATCAAAGACCCCTAATTGGCCATCCGATATATTGACATATGGTTCACCATATGTCTTACCTGATGGGCGACTACCGGCTGTGATTGAGCGTAGTAATTTAATGACGTTGGCCATCAGTAAGTCCCCGCATCAATGACATTGGTCCATGCAGCATTATTCCGACCATACGTAGATCCATCAGAAGGTGCATCTGGTATGGTAAATCCTGTTGTACGACCATCCACATATTCTTTCGTTGCGGCTCCAAGAGCCGTTGTAGGATCAGCAGCTAACGTCAATGCACCGGTCAACGTTCCACCGGCAAGAGGCAAATAATTCGCAACTGCTCCACTGATATGATTATCGACATATTGCTTTGTTGCCGAATGAAGTAGATTAGTCGGATCTGCTGATAAAGTAAGAAATCCTGTCAGTGTCCCACCGATAAGTGGAAGATAAAGAGCCGCCTTATTATCGACATACTGTTTCGTTGCAGTGCCAAGATTATTCACAGGGTCTGCTGCTTGAATTAGCGGACCAGTCATTGTTCCACCTGCCAGTGGAACCTTTGTATCTGAGTATTGTTTTGTCGTAGAACCGAGCGGATTGGTTGGGTCGCCTGACAAAATCAATGGACCGGTCATTGTCCCGCCAGATAGATTGACATAATTGGCAGGAATTATCTGGGACCCATTGGCATAGACCGCTGGAGCATTTATCGTTCCAGCACCTTGATTCCCTCCTGTAGGACTACCAACTACGACTCCTCCAGCATATTGTAGATATCCGGTATATTGAATCCATGGTCCAGGAGCCGTGAGTGGCCCACCCGCACCAGAGCCCAGAATAGTTTCTACAGGGGCTGGCTGTAATATATCACTCATGGCCACATAACCGCTGTGAATTTGTGATTAGGACTAAGAGAACAGACACTAACAGGAGTCGTCGTTTGAGGAATAACTGTATATGACTGACCCGGCTGTAGAGCTATGGTCGTCCCATTCGCGTTAGTTATAGCATTACCAACTTGATTCACAAACAACACTTCTGCGGCTGCAAGCCCCTGATCTGCTGCCAACAGAGGATTAACAACATATCCGCCGGTCTGATTGGCAGAGATAGCATTGACTGGAATACCGGCAGTAGCTCCTGTTTGCGTTGCGAGCCCAACAACTGGAGTTGAAGCCATTTGATTTCTCCATTAACTAGTCCAACCTGGAGATGACACAAGTCCAGGTTGAGTGCCCGGGAAGACTGTTGTGACACCAGTTGAGAATGAGATACCCCCGGCTGCTGAAGCGATAAATTGTCTACAGGCTGGAATACCACCAGTGAAAGAAACAGCAGCATTGTGAACAATGATATTTCCTACACCTGTCGCAAGAGCTGTGGCACTAGTGATAGTCGGTGTGCCATTGATATTGAAGACAAGATTGTTGGTTGAGATAGCATCATTATAACCAAGAATCATTGAACCAGCATCATAAGCAGAGAAGATACAAATAGCCGCGACTGCTCCACTATAAGAACAATTACCGTATAGTCCACATTTTCCTGACACGTTGGAAGTAATAGGAGTAGCATTACCAGATGTTGGTGCTGTGAAAGCACAATTATAGATTGTTAGATTACCTCCACCATTACTTCCGGCGTTTTCATAATATGACTGGAAAGTAAACCCATTGATCGTAATGTTAGCCATTGAATAGGAGATACAACTACGAGCAATAGATGCATGTGGTGGATAGGAAGCCTGAGTAATGGCAGTTGCAACAATGGTGACATTGCCGGGATTGGCAGAGTTTCCAATGATATTCCATGAGGCAATATAATTGGTAGAATCAAAAACAGCATCAACATACAAGCCATCTGCCACACGAAGCGTAATTGCATTCTGAGAAATATATCTTGTTTTGATTTGATACATTGCTCCTGAGATAGTTAAAAAGGCAGCAGTCGGAGTATTCGCAAACCCACTGTTATTATCATTTCCATCAGGTCTGACATAGAAAACAGTTTGCGGAGGCGTAGCGGGGATAGGTGGAACTGTTGAAGTAAAGTTAACTCCGTTATACATGAATAGATAGTTTTCACCTGCGACGATATTGCCGCCAACCATTGCTGAACCATCAGTTCGTACAGCAGCAATTCCAGCATTACCATTCAATTGCAATAGAACTGGACCGGGGTTTAGATTAGCTACTTTGATATCAAATATCATACCAACTGCAAGACTAGCCGGAACAGGATTCGTTGGGCAAATGATGGTGCCCGGAGTCGTTGAAACGTCTGTACCAACATAAACTAATGAAGTATTGGCAGGTCCAGTTCCTGCTTGAACAAAGGCACGCAGAGTTCCTGCTGTGACAAGATTAGCAAAGATATCACCTGCATTCCAAGCTTGTGCAATTGTTCCTTCTTGCGCACGAACAATGGTCGCAACATCACCAGCCATTGCTGTGACATGAATGATTTCATTCTGTGTCTTTGTTGCTTGATCATAGAAAGTTGCAACGTAATAGTCACCTCCAGTTGGGTTAGGGAATAAAGCTCCTGTACCAGCAGCAAGCTGAACAGATGTGCCTCCAGCCGTAATGCTGCCCGATACAGTGGTAGAGGCGTTATTGCTCCAAAGTATTGTCATGTTGACGCCCTATCCAATGTGACAAGTGAAGTTAAACTGGTACGGAACTTCCAAGACTCCAGAATCCAGTGCTGCCTTGAATGTGGACATATAAGGAAGCGGTGGATAAGGGGCATAAGTGGTATCTAAATCATTCAGTGGAATAGGCGCATAGGCAGGAGGTGACACACCGATTGCTGGACCAAATCCATTTGGCCCAAACATATTGAGTAGAGCCCCACCTGTAACCGTTCGCTTACCCAGAATAAACCGAATCGTTATATTTTGATTTACACCAATACTGACGCTAATTTGTTCCATATCGCCAATGGATTTATCATTTTCCCACCAATCAACTGATTCTGGAGATGTCCCATTCGTACCGTATAAAAATCGCCAAATACGACGTTTCATAAATGGAACACTAAAATAGTTACCGTCACCTTTATACAGATGCCAAGTCAAAATACGACGATATAGATCATCATCTGTTATAATAATCTCACCAACACTTAGGAATTGTAATTCATTCAGGCCAAAGTTGACTGCTACATTTGGAGGTGCCATGCCCCATTCTGGGAATAACCAATCACAACCCCATGTATTTAGCGGACCCATAGTTAATGGTCGACCAGAGGTTAGAGCTGGACGGGACATTCCATAAACACCTGTCCCAACCCAATCTAACAATTTGCCAGCAACAAGTGAAGGTTGACCTGTATATATCGGAAGATTTAAAGCGTTAAATGTATCTACATAATCCTGCTGGCATTCATTCTGTGCTTCAACAAATCCCTGTAAATCATCATCATCAGAATATTCTTGGTATAAGTACGAAGGAATTACATTAGTAAGACCAGTCACACCATCAGGTGGAAAAGGTTTCCCACCCACAAACCCTCCAAAACTAGCTCCACTTCCGCTTCCAGGTTGACCTGGAACAGTTGTTGGAGGAAATGGGACTGAATACTTAGCAGAAAAGAATGCTGTAAACTTATGACCAGAGCTTACAGCCGTGACCCAAACATTCACATTAGGTGGGCAAAGAAATGTTTGACCGGGTACAATTTCGACTGTTCCGTTAACAGCCGCCGTAACCGCAGATCCTAAAAGATTAACCCAAAGTGACTCAGAAACATCTAATCCTTGATCACTAGGCGAAAGAGGATTCCTAATAAGACCACCCTTATCACCCATCTTAGTATCAGCGACTAATACAGAGAGTCCGCCAACATCTATCTGAGTTACAAGACCGGGTTTAAGAATATACATCAGGCACCCTGAACCACAGATACTTGTGAAGTATCCGTATAAAAGTAACTGTATCTATCACCAAAAATAACCTGCGTTCCCGGTGATGGATTGACACCTACACCACTAACAGAGATAGTCCAATCGATACTGATAATTAATTCTCCAGAAATAATTGATACCAGAGAATCTATAAATACCTCATTTAACACATTCAAGTTAATAGGAGTCGTGCCTGCTGGCAAGCTATTGATATAATCTATAATTGCAGGAGTCGCATATTGAGCAACAGCAGCAGAAGAAACATAATTTGGAGAATCTGTCCTCCAAGTCACAGTAATATTCACAAGTTCTTGTGGAGGAATAACAAACGGAATTGAAAAACTATCAGGATAATCAGAGACAGTAACAAGTTCATTGATCGGATTCGGTGTTACAATACCTCCAGACTGATACGTTCCATATGGTGTTCCATCTACTGGAATTGTAAATGTTTTCAAACTAGTCACAGTAATTGAATATGCATTATCATTAATATGTGAAACACCAATATTATCAGAAACCACTTCAATATCTCCCGTAGCTAGATTATGATTATCTACAGTTGTGACTACAACAGGATTTGTATTTGAAATACCTGCAACACGAATAATACCCCCGGTTAGACCTGGAGTATAAAAGTCCGCAGACCAAATCGCATACGCAACTTGATATGGATCACCACCACCTACAATAACGGTAAACGCTGAAAGATCTTCTTGCTCCTGCACAGAAACAAGACGATTTTGTACTCCAGGTACATTTGAAAGAAGTGTCTTTAAATATCGAGACATACCTGTAGAAGCAGCAAGACCAGCCGTAAAGACACGCTCCCGGTAAACACTGATTGGTTCACCAGATTGTGATGGAATACCTGAGACAGGATTTGTAACTGTCAATGAAACATTAGCCGGGACGGAAGTAGCCATTTCGACGACAGTATTCAAAGCTACCGGCCAAGCTCCTGCTTGAGCTGCTAGACAGTAAACTGGGAGGGTATTTCCATTTAATCCTACGATTGATCCTGTCTGTGCCACATATTGATACGTACCATCAGAAACAACAAATCCTTGAGGAATGATATAACCGGGGGTGCCCGTGAAAACCACAAAGACAGACGTATTAGTGATTGGTTGTTTATCTACACCATAAAGAATACCGAGTTGGTTTAGTAGATATGGATTAGCTGCAAATGGAGTAACAGAGTTCACTAGATCAACTAAGAAACTATCACTTTCAACAAGAGCATAGGTGTCTGTGCTTGAGACATCTTCAATCAATGAACCTGGAAGGTTGGCGGTATAATCAGGATTAGATCCGGCGACAAGTGTAATTAGTCTATTACGCAGATCAGCCGGAGAGGCTGGTTGCAGGCCCTGAGGAGTCATTACAAGGGGAAGAATAGCCATTTCACAACTCGTTCAGATTGGCTGACTAAGTGGATAGCCGGGTCGAGTACGAATACCGATTATGGAACCATAGTTTGTAAGAACCTGGATGTTGTATGCAGGAACTGGCCTTCCATCATCACTATCCGCTGCTCCTTGTGGTATGGGAGCAGGCGTCATGATTAACGAAGCAAAGTAAGGAGCGAATTGTTGTTGAGTTCTGACCATAAAGAAATCTGGGTATATCTGAGTCACCACAGAAGGATGTGCCGGAATACCATAATTAGCAAAAAACGGACTCTCACCCAAGTTCAATTTGCATACCTGAGCCAGTGTTGTTAAAAAGACTCCATCATTAAATCCATTAACATCGGTTGTGACTATCCACCACGTTTTCTTTCCGGACAATACGTCTTGAGTACGACCATAGGTTCTCATTTAGACCTTCGCATAAGTGTTTTTACTTGGACCTTTTTCTGTCATAACACGCGCCATTCCACTGCCATCTTTATCACCCAGATAAACATTCCCGTTTCCAGGGTTATGGAATATGTTTTGAGAAGACGTTAATCCAACATTTTTATTCTCAGAATCTATAAGCAGTTGATGATTTTCATCTTTACTTTGAACGACAGCCTTTTTATTCTTGTCAAAGCTAAATTGTGTCTTATCATCATCTTGTTGTTGTCCGCTACTGCCGCTACTTCCAGTACCTCCACCTGCTGATGAAGATGAGTCTAGGGTCCCAACTACAGGTCCTCTTTGAAGCGCTTGTTGCCTAGCTCTAAATGTAGAAGTCGTACGTGCGAACAAAGCTGCAGAGGTTGCGGCTCCTTGTTGTGAGCTCTGTTGCTGTTGATCTTGTTGTTGCTGTTTGAATGAACCAACAACCCATCCATTAGGTCCACCCATATGTGTATGCTGATCATAATCCCTATCAGGATTCTGTTTATGACTGACACCATTAAACGATAGTGCAGTTAGGTTAGCGCGAGGATAGAAATTAGTATTACCACCAGAATCACCAGTAACACCACCCAGATAGTAGTCAGAGGGTACCGCATACCCTTTATCTTTCTGTTGAGTTGGTTCACGTGAAAACTGAGACCAAGATTGTGGAATCTTAACTACCGGAGGAGTAAAGATTCCATTCTGTGTTTCAAATGCAACGTGGATAAAATCCTTTTCAACCTTTTGTACGTGACAGGGGACAGATTTTGATTGGTTTTCCTGTACAGAATTGGTCCTCTTCTTGGACCAAATATTCATATTATTCTGGAAAGGATGTTTATGTGAGTCGTAGCGGCCCATGGATTCTCCTACGGAGTGATTTCGAAAGATCCATTACGGTAGATAAACGTAGATAGAAAAATACCCTCTGCCATATCTATATATCGAGCAACAGAACCAATTACCTGAATTTGACCTGGATCATCTGCTAGTGGAAAAGAAAAAGTAAGATCATCAATATGCAATGATCTTTGTTTCCCGTTTAATACAGGAGGATCAAAATTTTCTAATGTATAATCTACAATAGTACCTGGAACCGTTAAGTTGGCACCGATAGGTACAGGAAAATAAAGAGAACTCACAAGTGTTACTGTCATTACACGACGCAGAATATCATAAGAGACGGTTTCTACAGCACGAGAAGGAGGTGTTTGAACCAACGGCACTGTTACGATCCATGTTCCATCTTGTGCATAAATATTCACATAATATCGTTGAGCAGAAATGTTCCAAGTAATCGTCACTTTATAGTCATCTCCATCAAATGCCGCTTTGAATGTTGGAGTAACAATATTCGAAGGGATAAATGGAATAATTGTACTCATGAGATACCACTGAATGGAAATCCACCAGCACTTGGAATTACCGGGTAGTTCAAATAATTCTGTGCGAGATTACCGACAGTTGGAACATTCGACGTTAGGCCTCCTGCTAGACCCGTATTTGCATTCTGACGAAGAGCAAGTGATGTCTGTGCATCAAGTGTGCCAACTTGGACCCCTGATAAATCACCACTGCTAGGAAAGCCATTGGTAATCTTACTCATTAAATTGTTCTGGGAACCTTGTAGATCAGCTAGAGCTACTAATGGTCTTTCAAAATCAAAACGCCATGCATTTTGAGGTAATGAGTTATTGCCACGCGAACTATCTGTGAATGTAGTCAATATAAGATCAGTATACATATAAGCTGGAGTCATAACTGTATAAGTTCCACCTAGATTATTGTGTCGTTCTAAAGTACCTTTCAGTGCCGTCATAATCGCTTGTTTATAGATAAACGCCTGAGGGGTCCTCATAGGGGAATCCATAATAACGGAAATAGTTAATGGTTCCTGAATCGTAGCATTCGCGGCTGTGTACTGATTAGCAAATGGATACTTGCCTATTTGTTGACTTACCAGCGTCCCACCCGGTAAAACGTTGAATGCACCAAATGCATCATCTAGATCACCTATATCAAACGGTAATCCTAAAGAGTTTTGTCCAGATCCAGCAAACAGTTGCAGCAGCGCAATCATGCTGCTAGGAACCTGAGATGCGGCTCCTCCGGTCAGAATAATGGGGCAGACTTGATATGCAAGCTGAACTGCTGTATTGGGAGGAGGCATTAGCCTGTCATTCCTTGTGCACTCATAAAGATATTAGAGCCGGGTACATTTCGAACAACGAGGCTTGCAGTTCTATTCATTTGCCAATTATTCATAGATAGTGGTCCAGGTTTCAAACCTGGATCCGAACCCATAACGCTTGGGAGTCTGCCAGATAGTCCACCTCCTCCCCCCTGTGCCGGAGGAATAAATCCTTTAGCAGTGCCAGAAGGAGGAGGAGGAGTTGCTGATGGTGCTTGTGGACCACCAATCATATTCATAAAACTACCTCCACCGGGAGGAGGAGTTGCTGATGGTGCTTGTGGACCACCGACAAACCCACCTCCAAGATTAGTGCCACCATATCCTGAATTGACGTATCCACCGCCAAATCTGCCGGGGTATCCACTAAAGCTTTGAAATGGAGTTGCACCCGCACCAAACCCTCCACCTGATACCTGTGAAGCCGCTGTAGCTGGAGCTTGAGGAGGTGGGGTTGCAGAAGGTTGGGTTATAGGAGCTTGAGGAGCTGGAGTTGCAGAAGGTTGAGTTGTAGGAGCTTGAGGAGCTTGAGGAGCCTCAGGAGCTTGAGTTGTAGAAGGTTGAGTTGTAGGAGCTTGAGTCTGTGATAAGCCAGAATCAAAACCAAGTAGTTTTTTCCCAGCAGGAGTAAGATGTGTCCCCAACCAATCATGTACTGCCCCGGCTCCTGTAGCTTGAGTAGCACTCGCTAAAGGATTTTTCTGTGGGAATAAAGTGTTCATTACAGACACAACAGTCGTCAAAGCATCAATAAAACCTTTCAAAGCACTTTTAAACTCTTCTAGTGTAGGCAACCATTCCTGTATCTTCTTAATAAATTTATCTATATCATCATCTGTTAGCTCTTTTAACTTATCTGACAACCAATCAATTCCATCAGCTAATCTTTTCATAACTTTCTGAACAGCAGGAGAATCCATTAAAACCTTGATTAGATGTGCAAATCCCTCGCTTAGCTTACCTAAAGGCTTGGCAAGATCACGAAGTTTTTCGCCAAAAATAGTCTGCATAGAAGCTTTAGCAATTTGAAATTGCAGTTCTAGATCTGCCCATCCTTTTTGTGCCTTGGGGCTTAATTGAAGTTCTTTTTCATGAGCTTTAATTAGTTCACGCTTTTCCAAAATTTCCTTGCGACCTTCTTCGGTCACCATTCTCATTATATCAGATTCTGAAAGAAACTTATCTAGACCATACGCTTTCGTCACCATTAATTCAGTACCTGGAGCTGCCCGTTTCACAACCTCCATAGTCTTATCAATGATTTTATCCAGGACCTCAGCAGAAGACATCTTGGTCCCAAATGGGATACCCGCTGCTGCAAGACCTCTTAGCTCATCTGAACTTCCTCCTAATCCTCTTTGAACAGCCTGTAGACTGCCCATCGGGTTATCAAGATAAGATTGATTATAGATGGTACTGGCCTGAACCCGTCCGTAATTCGCGCTCCCACCTAAACCAAGCACCTGTCTTCGTTTAGTTAAGATCGACTGTGCTAATCTATCGATGCCAAATAGGCCACCTCCCATTCCTAATAGTGTTGTGACTCCGCCGATAATGACAGACCATTTTAGAAAATGACCTGTAATCTTACCAATAGCAGAACCAACTCCTTTAACAATATTCATAGTTCCTTGTAACGTAGCATTTATTACACGAGTAGTCAAAGCAGTCTTTTGAAGAGTAGCATTAATCTGAGAAAATTGCTGGTTTAATTGTTTCATTTGCCCAGAAAACGCAGCAAATTGCTTCGCAAACTGTTGGAATTGTTGCGAATTGACGTTAACGGTGAGTTGAGGAGCTCTTGCCATTATGGAGTAGTCACACCTCTAACTGACTGTTGTTGCAGTGGTGTCAGACCTTGAAGAGGATCTTGTGGAACCTCAAGTGGAGACACATACGATGTTGCGCCACCCGTTAATAATTCATAATTCGTGCTCCAACTTGCACCATCAGGATTCCTAAAATCCCCTATATGTAGAATCTTATACACCTTATAAGCTCCAGGCAATGAAATATGAGTTCTTTGATCTGGAGCATTACCGGGAAGCATTGCGTCCGCTCCGGCGAAATTAACAAGTGTCTGTGGTAATGTCACATAACTTCCGACATGCAATCCACCTCTAAGAACAACTTTTACACTGATCGTTTGAATATCCAGCCATGTAGGTTGTCCTATTAGATCTAAATAATTGATTTCACCATTTGAAACAGGTTGGGTAAAATCAAGAGCAGTCAATGTGTTATTATACGAAGTTAACTGAACACCCTGATAGTCTTTAGATCCTAATGCAGATTGGCTAAGTTTTTGAATATAATCAGCATATTGTTCTACAGACTGATACATGCCTGCATCTTGGTACCCCATCTTAATTCCTTGAGAGATAAGAACATTGATGTTAGCTTGAGGAAAAGCTTTTGATAGTGTATCTTGAATTGCACCAGACAAATCCGTACCCGGCATCATATTATGAATTAAGTTTATTGGTGCTGATAATGGTGAAATATTACCACCACCAAAGAATGATGTTGTCATACCTCCAACGACAGAAGTTGCAGGACCAATATCAAAATTAGAAACAAGCTTTATGATATTACCACTAAGATCTGTTATCGCATTTGTTGTTGGCAGACCCGGTATTCCTTGCATCCGGTTACGAAATCTTCTATCTATCGAACGTGGGCCAGTACGATCATATTGAGCAATAGATGGAACATCAGGAGAAGGAGCACCAACAGCAGTTGGAGAAGAAGTACCAGTGGAACTAGCCTGAAGAGCACCTGCTGGCAAGAAGGCCATACCGATCGACATTTCTGTGCCAATCCAATTTCCCCAACATTTAAGAATAACTCCTTGCAGAAGTAATTTATCACGTTGTGACTGAAATGTAGCGAGTGGCAGACCGGGTGACATACCTCCATATACAGTTATCACTTTGCCGACAAGAGAATTACTAGCCTTGATTTGATCCCAAGTCACACCATGAATTGTCAGCACACTATTTTCAGTAGGAGTAGTTGAATTCCATTCCTGAATTTGAAATTCTATTTGTTGTGCATTAGGATCATGTTGCCCATTCAATATCGTTCCCCACTGTGCTCCTCCATCATATCTTGGTGGGAAAACATCTGATGGAGCTCCAGCTACATTGATATTATAATATCTCATTATTCTGATTCTTCTGAACTATGCGATGTCCCTGAACCTTCATCTGGTTCAACGGTCACGGGTGGTAGCGTGCTTTCAGTACCTTTCGGATCGTGATGACCAGCATGATCAGGTGGAGTCAATTGATCTGCAGTTTCTGATTGACCAGAATCATTATCTGAATGAGTCTTAGCTTGATGAATATCCATATCAGAACGATTATCAATCTTTATGTTATTAATAGGATGGTTATCATTTGAAGCATAATCTACAGGTTTGGTTCCTTGCTCCGGCCAAGCCGAGGATTTATCTACAGAAGGACTAACACGAGAAGCGTTTTCAGCATCATTCTTAGCTCTTTCAGCAATACCTGAACTGTGTTCACCAACACCCCATGCTCTCTGCCATGCTGGATGTAATCCGGTTTTCCATTGTCCAGCCGCCATACGAGCATCACCACCGGCAAAATCCTGATGCATTAAGTCCATCGCACCATATTTTCCACCGGCACCAATTGGACCAGAAAAATAACCTCCCCATCGATGCTGCTGTGCCAATTCTGGATTTATCTTCTGCAAGGAAAGATGTGTATCTTGTGCAAACTTTTCATAAACCGCAAAATTTTCTGGAGACTGATAGTCAGCACCTTTCATCTGTTCAAAGGTTTTACCGGGAGGAATAAGACGGAAATCGATTGCACCGGAATGTTTGTGAGGACCATCATTTGGACCATCACGTTGACCTGAATAGGCTTCAACTTTCCAACCGGGAGGAAGGTTTTTAGATGCGGCTGCTCCAGCTTTTATAAGATCGGCACGACGTTGGTCACCAGCAAGTCGATAATTACCAACGGTAGATAATCGTTCTTCCCCCGGCACAACTGATTCTTTCTGCGGAACTGAAATCTGACCAGAGTTAGGATCTTTTACTGCCTCCTTTGGAAGAGGTTGGTTCCCATCTCTAGCAAGTTGCTTATTGACCCACTTTAGATCAGCATTTTCACGGATAAATCGTTCCCGACGAGGACCAAAATCCCTTGTTATCTGAGCACCACCAGAACGAACATTTCCGCTTTCGTTGCCAGTCCCATAGTTCGTAACATTTGATCCAGCTAAGACTTTAGCGGTATGTTCGTCAATGCGTGCTTGGTCTGATGCACTGACTCGATTATCCAATTTATTTTTTGTTGTTTCCGGGTAGTAATGTGGATCACGAAGTGTTTCTTTTAATGACTTATTTCTAGAAAGAGCTCTATTAGTTACGGACTCAATATAACTATGTTCTGCTTCCGATCCTTGTCCACCAACCTCTGCATTTGTAGATGCTGCTAAAAGTCGTCTAGTTTCAGGATCTTTTAATTCTTCACCAATACGCTTTCTCTGTTCAGCTAGAGAAGAACTATCAGCTCCAGGTCCAAGAGGACGCCTAGCTACATCAGCGCTAGGTTTGATGTAGTCACCTTTAGTAGTAGGAGCGGGAGATGGTGTTGTTGCACCAGATGGCCGACTAGCAGCGGGAGCGGGAGCATGATATGCGTCACGGGCTCTACCTGCTCGATATCGTGAATTATTAACAGCAGGACTTTCAAAATTCCGAGTTATCACGTCTGAGTCTTTATCTATTGATTCTGGTGTTGCTTTTCTTAATGTTTCACGTGTTGCGCCATAGCCTTTTCCAGTCATCGCTTCATGCGCCATATATCTAGACTGACCTTCAAGACTATTAGGTTCATACTTATTTTCTTTTAACCAGTTCAACATCGCTGTCCGACGACCAAGGCGCGCACCATAGATTCCATAGCCGGTGCCTTGATCATGCGATAAATTCGGATTAAGATTACTTTCTGCCTGCGCCTGACCAACTAGCAAAGCAGCGGCTGATCTTACATTTGCCTCTGGTACACCTTCCTTACGCAATTGATCTTCCATAGCCGCCATAGCAACTGAAGTATTTCCTCCAGTATAATGCTGTTCTTTTGAAGGTGCAGCACTTGGAATGACTCCAGCAGAAGGTTTAGGTGCTCCAATCTTTTCAGCAAATCTTGCTCTGCCGGGATATCGAGTAATGGGAGCGGGCATTACTTCTGCTGGAGCATGGGCTGGTCTTTCATACTTAGCTCCTGGAATAACTCCAAATGGACCACGAGGCTCTCCTCGCATCCCTATATGCTCCATAAACCGTGCTCTACCGGGATATCTTTGACTGAGAAGAGTAGGTTTTCCTTCTCGCATTCTTAATGAAGCACCAAATCCAAGGAGGATAGTAGTTGCTTGGTAGATTAACTTAATAATCTCACCTATTGTATTCACAATTTTTTTAAACTCATTAATAGTTTCATCGTCACTCAATTTATTAGCAAACGCATCGATCTGTTTTGCCAACCAATTAAAGATCTTTTCTACAATTGGAGTATCCATAAAAACCTTTATGAATTTTACCATACTCTTACTTAACTGATCAAACGCTTGCATGAAATTTGAACGAGGATCAGCCATTCCTTCTGCAATAGCAGTTTGAATCCTAGCCCACATTACTTTGGTTTGAATAGAAAAGTCCGTCCATCCGTGACGTGCCTCTTCAGAAATCTCTAGTTTTGCTTTATTTGCTTCATATAACTTGGCTCTCTCCTCTAATTCTTTTTCATCTATTTCACGAAGCGCAAGCAGATCTCTTGGGCTGAAAAGTGAGGTCAGAGCCGAAGCTTCAGCCATCTTTAGTTCTTGACCTTTCTGCTGTTTCTTCATAAATTTAGCTGCGGCCAAAGTTGCCTGAACCATCATATCCGCACTATTTCTAAAATTCTTAACTCCCAATAGTCCTAAGGCGATAGCTTGTTGTGATGCCGCATATCCACGAGCCTTGGGCATTTGGGCTATAATCTGCTGGTCTGGTAGCATACCGAACGCAGTTCGATATGAACGTAGTCCACCTACAGTAGCCATCATGCCTGATGATAAAAGCCAATCTTGTAGCATAGAGTCACCAAGATCGACCATCTTATTCCAAATCCATCGTGCAAACCTAGAAGTATATTGAGCAATAGAAAGAGTTGCTCCGACCGCCATAACAATCGGGCTTAATATTTCAGCAGATAAAGCCAACCCTCTTAGAAATGTTTGAGCGATACTCCCCATTGCGTTTATAATAGAGTCAATGGCTTTCACAAATACTGCCTCAATCTTTCGAAAAAGTTGAAGCAGTTTATTCATCCGACTCATTACTTGAGTCTGTGCTGCATGAGCCTGTTGAGTAGGAATATGCATTTGTTGTGCAGACTGAGTAAATTGTGTCGTAATCTTCTGCATCTGCTGCATTGTCTGCATCAGTTGCTGCATAGAGCTTATAAAACTTGGAGGTATAGTTACTTGAACAGTTGCCATCAAGCCTTCCACAAAGCGATCATATATCGCTGTTGCCACTCTAACCGAGAGCCGTGTGGCCAACTCATTTCAAATTGATCGAAGAAGTTTTTGAACCCTTCATCCATCAGCCATGAAAAACATGACTGGACTATTGATTCACTGCCGTTTTCTGATTCTCGCCAGTAGTCTCTTCCTGCGTCAATATCGGCAAAGAACGAGTATACTCCGTAACATTTAATGAGGTAGTTTGCGCGTTCCAAAGAGTGCTCAAGCCTTCCGTAGCCACCGCCAACTCCGCCTTCAGGTGAATTGACGAGGCACAAGTAAAATATACGATGCAGTTTTCCACTTCTGCTGCTGCATCATCATCAAGAACACCGCGCTTCTTAGCAACATCAAAAGGCATCGTTTCCCAACCTGTTATTCCGTGAGCAACCACATTTGTCAGTCGATAGATTTCTGCCATTAAAGATTGCTGTGTACGAGGCCAAACACCCAATGTTTCAGCTTCTTGTTTCAGTAGAAGAGCCGCTACGCGCGGCCCGGTTACTGGTCCAAGACCATTCGTGTAAACAGCCGTGAATGCTCTTGATATAGCAAGGAAATTATCTTCAAAAACCTCACGACTAATTGGCACTGAATGAATATGAATAGGCCCATCATCAGTGTCTATAGTCATTACGAGATTCAATTTTCTGTTCAGTTTTGCTTCTGCCATAACTTTTCTCCGATTTCTTAGTAAGAAGGGTCTGCTGCCATAAGGCAGCAGACCCTTGATTTCTTACCTTGCAGCAGTCCTCGCAGCAGACGGTGCTGGTGCCGGGATATTTGGAGTACCGACCACGACCCATCCAGTAGATTCACTCCAGCCAATGTGCCAAGTAATCAGCTTCTTCCTTTCCTCATCCGGAGTGTCCGGTGGCAGGAAGATCGGTGGAGTCGGGAACGGCTGATTTGCACCGCCCCAGATACCAAGTGGCGGAGGAGGAATTACGATTGGATGACTTGGTACTCCTGGAGAAACTGCATCCGGTGGGATAACGATTGGATGCTGAGGACCTCCACCCGGAGCGATAGGATGTGTCGGAAGACCCGGCCCCGGCCAGACTTCAGGCGGCGGCAAAACAATCGGATGCTCCGGCTTCCCACCTCCAAGGCTGCCCGGTGGAATGACGATCGGATGACCGGGATATATAGGAATGTAGATCGGATGTGCTGGCACTCCCGGAGCAACTGCGTCAGGTGGAACAATTACGATAGGATGAGCCGGACCTCCACCCGGAGCGATTGGATGTGCTGGATAACCCGGCCCCGGCCAGATTTCCGGAGGTTGACCACCACCTGGACCTTCAACAATCTCGAGATAGCCTTTTACGAACGGCATTCGCTTCTCCTATTTGTTATAGCTGAGTAACGTGAACATTTTACCACGTTGTATCGTGAACTGCAACTTTTACTTTACGTTCCAAAGAACCCCGTATTCACATTGTAGTAGCCGCGTGCCGTCACGACCATGGCAGCTTCCATTCCCGCCATAGCCATTTCCCTGACACTTTCCAACGCCACATTGTTGATAATAAATGGCGTAAGAACGTCAGTATCTGGGTAAATGGTCATTAGACCCAGAAGAGTCGTATCTTCAATCTGAAGCTTATATAATTGTGCCAATGAAGAACTACGCACAATTGACAACGTGACAGATGCTGCTAGATACGGTGCAGGACTACTCACCAAGCTGACCATTGCCGGGAGTAAGTCCGCCGCGTTTCCTTCCAACGCCAACCGAATTCCTTCTGTTGTAAGAAATCCGCTTGTCACGTTGAGCTCTGGATGGTCAGTATAGACTACAGAAGCCCGGAGCCTATTCAGAACTCCAGGAGGTGTGAACTGAAAGGCCATGGGTTACTCCTTTAGATTGAGATTAGGTCAGATGCAACCACATTCACAAGGATGTGAATAAAGCCGCGAGCCGGGATGAACAAGGTCGAAAGTCCATCATACTCCCCAATCTTGTAGTCACCTGGATTTGCCAAGGTGTAATTGAGGAATGGCACTGCATTCACATCGCACTTAGCGGCGAAGCTACCTCCGTAGATTGCTGCGGTGAGATCTGGACCATCTAATTGGGTCATTTCGATCTTACCTAAAACCATACCGAAGGTCTGAGCACTCTGCATTGTGCCATACAGAACCACTTCAAGATAGTTGATACCATCTTGGTTGTAGTAGAGTGGTGCCAACGGGTTATTTGACCCATTGATAATTGCATTGCTCAGGTTCAAGTTTATTTCGATCTGGACCCAATCAATCGTATACCACCAGTTGAAATAGTCATGGCCATCAAGGGTCACACCTTCATAAACCATGGTGAATGAAATGCCACCCTCCGCACCAGTTGAAATATAATTCGTATTTGCGGTCTTGAAGGAGGTCAATAACGGCCCATTGCCTCTTTGTGGATATTCTGTCACACCATAGACATATTTGAATGCCATAGGTGAGATCCGATTTGTGTTCGATGGACGATACACGATAGCGTTATAGAATACTGCCGCCAGAGTAAATTCCCCATAAGGATCGTTGAGATTTGCTACTGTTGGGTCAGTCAATACAGGAGCCTCAACCAATTGGAACACGTCCTTGAATGTCGCTCCCAATGTGTTCATATTCTCCGGTGTTACCGTAATCCAGAAATATTCCATTGCTTCTGGGTTTTGGAACCGCTTCAAAAGATCTATCCATGTCGTTGGTCCGGGAACCGGAGTTGGGAACCCCGGCCAATCGGGAATATTTGGGTCTTCCCCAAATTCACGTGGCATTAAGAATCCATAGATAGTCAACGGATTATTCGTCAACCACGTATCGAATGCCGCCACTCTATTAGCGAAAGTGGTTTGGTATCCTAGTTCAAGGACCCAGACAGCAACTTCATTACCCTGTGCGAAATAGGTATTCGCCATCTGCTGAAGTTCAATGACTGTGCCAAAAGTTGCGATACCTTCGACAGTTACAGCACCGGGACCGGTTGTTAATGGATATGTGAATGTATTCGCAGCTGTGACTGTTACTAGGAATCTGCCATTATATGCCGCAGGAGTGAACCCGCTAAGAACAAGTGTGAATGTATCACCTACAACTGGAGGTCCAGGAATTGGATTTACTAGAACGCAAGTCACAGTTCCTGCGGCCCAAGTCGTAGTTTGTATTGCCATAGGAGGTTGCAATACTTGAGTCACTGTTGGAGGAGGAGTAAGATCTGCTAGTTGTGTTAGAAGTGTAGAATCATTTGGCTTCAATTGGGTTGCGCCAAATGATACGAATGCACCACAACGCTGATAATTGATCGGAGTTGGAGCTTCAACGATTGACACATGAACCGTGACAATCGCATTAGGATCCGTGCTAAATTGGGTTTGGACTGCCATGGCTACATTCCCTTACGAGTGTGTGATTACCGATGACGAGTTGTAGTTCTGGTCCTCGTCCTAGTGACCGTAGTAGTCTCAGGAGGATCTGGTTCATCATCCTCGTGTTCTGTTCCAGGTTCAATCTCGTCTTGTTGAATTTCTTCAGAGACAGTGGCCATCTCCATTGTCACCATCTGAATCGTTCCAGCCACATAGGTCGGCTTATTAGGAACAGCAGTAGCAATCAATACAGTGCTGACTGTCACACCTCCCGGCTTCTGGACCGGGGCATCATGCGGGTAAGTTGCTTTCCAATCAGGAAGTACATTTGTCTGTGGCATTGTGATCTCCTAACTCTGTAACCACTGCGGGGTGAATTGAACTTTGACATGTTCTATAAATTGTCGAGCTTGGTCTCTCACAACCTTTTGTCGATAGTTAATCTCAAATTCAATCATTTTACGTTGAGCTAAAATCTTAAATTCAGATTGTGTTAATTTTTCATCCCTAATGGCAGGAACATGAGATAGTCCTAGTGTCATCCAATCTAAGGAATATTGTTCAACAAATCCTAAGAAATTGTTTACGGTCAAATTATCTGCACCATAAAGATGAACTATGACTACTTCTTTACACAACTGATCCTGTTGCATTCGTGGACCATAAGAAGAGCCCATTTCTAAGCTCTCAGTTTTCTCTATATGAATCGCACCGAATGGAGGAGGTAAATTGTCATCCACCAAGTAAGAAGGATAAAGAGGAATAGGGCAGGTAAAACCTGGATATGGCGGAACATAGTTCGGCATATTGAGCCAAATCGGGAGCGAGTTAGACACAACCAGAGTTGGATTAAACTGATTAACATCCTCTATAATCTGTGTCTGATGCCTACTTTTGAGTGCTGTTCCCACATAATGATACAGATCTGCCTGTTCATATAATCGTCCACGACTACTAAAAGCAAACGTCAAGTTATGATAATGACAAATATAAAGATGTTCTGGCCCAACCTGATTAAATGGCTGAATCTCAGAAAGTGAAGTAAATATCATGGTATTAGAATCAACAGTAGCATCCTCTTCCTGATCAATTTTTGAACTATAATGTAAAGAACCTTTAACTTCAACATCAGTCGGAAGCGTAACACTAAACACTGATTTCTGCAGAACAGCTGAGAACTTATGATGGTCAGAAGATGAACAAACCCACGCGCCAGTCGTGCAATTAGCCGGGATGTTTATGCTATCCCCAGGATTAAGAACACTGGTCGTCCCGTTTTCGTATGAATAAGCTGGACCAGTAAAATCCACAAATAAGGGCTCAGCAGTAGATAAACCTTGATCAGCAGCATCCAAAGGATTAGTAATAGTACCACCAGATATATCGGTCGCACCAATCCCTCCCGGTGAAACTTGGATAGCCTGCCCCCCATCATGTGTTTGTGTTGCTAGACCCGGAATGAGTTGAGTACCTGGAGTCGTGACTGTGCCTTGACTAGAAGGAATTCTTATCCAATAATTCATACCATCTAAAGGAAACACATACCGTTTATATAATGAGAAATTAAGAGTCTGATCAGCAGAAAGAGTTCGAACACCATCAGCAAGTGCTGCACCGAGTGGAGGCTTAGAAGAATTAGATACTTCTGCTGCAGAAGGCATTAATAGGTTCCTGCATCAATAGTAGAATTAGTATCAGAAGGGTGAACATGATCATCACGAGCGTAGAACGTTGAAACACCAATCGCTGCTGTGCCATCCATGAGTGGTAGAGTAGTAGATGGGGAACCAGCACCGGCAGGACCTTGAGGCCCCTGAGGTCCTTGAGCACCTTGCGGTCCTTGAATACCTTGAATACCTTGAGCACCTGTCGGTCCTATGAGCGAGGTACCAGCGGGCCATGCCCCAGACGCTTTTGGACCATAAATGAAATGCGCTGTGGTATCAATATAGAAGTTGCCATCAACACCAGTACCCGCCGCAGGAGCACCACTTCCATAGAGCACGGTATTGCCAGCCGCGCCGGTCGGTCCTATAGGTCCTTGAGGACCGACATTGCCCTGCGGTCCTTGAATACCCTGAATGCCTTGAGTGCCTTGAATACCTTGTGGACCAATGAGCGAAGTACCAGCAGGCCATGCTCCAGAAGCCTTTGGACCATAGATAAAATGTGCTGTAGTGTCAATATAAAAATTTCCATCAACACCGGTAGCAGCGGCAGGAGCTCCAGCTCCATAGAGCACAGTATTACCGGGAGTTCCAGCAGGACCAGCAGGACCAGCAGGACCCGCTGGGCCGGGAGGACCTACTGTTCCTGCATGACCATCTACATAAGTCTTATTAGTGGCATCACCACCAGCAGACGGGGCTGGTAGATTTTGAATAATATTACTATTCGCGTCTTTAATACTGAAAGATTTATTCGGGATAACAGTCAAAGCATTTAATGAAGCAGAATAAGTAAAACCAACACCATCTAAATTCCGAACGACAGTCGTTCCATCAGCCCATGGACCGGTTGGCGTAAAGTCACTCCACGCCGCTTTGGGATCTACTGCATTAAGTGATGATAATCTGGGCTGAAACATCAGATTACCAATTCGTTGCTACTTGTGACCAAATTCCAGGTTCCATATACATGTACATACGACCCTGACCTTGTGTCCAGAGCCATCCGTAACTTGGATTAGGAGGAGGAGTAGGACCGTAATAAATTCCACCATTATTCACTGATACTGTAGTATCCACAGGAGGAGTCTCAACTACAGGTGGCTGTACTGGAGGAGAAGGCACAGGAACTGGAGGCTGTGGCAAATTCTTAGCATAAATATCCTGCGGTAACTGGAATGGATATGGTAGAATCAAATTAGCCATTCTATTTTACCCCGAATCCACCTAACAATAGAGATAGAATCCAGAATGCAACCGCAAGCCAACCAAAATGAACTGCGAATGGTGGTCGTGCCAAATTTACAGTGAACAATGCTGCAATGACTGCGAACACAAAGGCGAATACCATCAGGATTTGACCAACCATCTTGTCCTCCTTAGTCTTCTACATCCTCCACCCATGCTCTGAAGCTACGCATATACATTCCTGTATCGATGAAACTTGGCCGTGGGCCTCTTTTAGCGTATGGATGTTGTCGTAGATGTGAAACACCTCTTTGTGCGGCTAAAGTAGGAACTCCACTAATAACACCATCAAACCTTTGGTTAGACAATGAATATCTAAACCTTGCTTCAATTTTATCTGTTTCCTTATCAGATATGCCACCGGCCTTAGGAATTCGATCCATTTGCATAACTTCTTCGATATCATCAGCATATGCATCTTCCAATACTTCTACAAACTTATCTTGTTCTATCTCCCAAAATGTCTCAACAATATGGTATTTAGACTCTAATTCATTTGCAACCTCAACCGTAGTCTTACCTTCTCCATAAGCCTGTTGAGAACGAGTCATCACTTTAGGAGCTCGTCTTTTTACAGCTTGAGTTAGCGGTGAAGATAACCCATATCGAGCATGATAAGCATGATCTTCAAATCCAAGGTGTAACCTCATATCGTTAGACCCCAGATGAAACCCCACTGACCCGCAATCATGAGATATTTACGACCCCATGGTGACTTTGCTAGTTGCAAATCCATCAGTGTCATACCTTTAATTGCTTCAGGAATGTACATAGATTCTGCTGTGCCTTGATCAGCCGCACTCGTAATCATACCAAATTGACTTGAGTTAATACCCAATTTATTCCGTAAATCATTCCAAAATGTGCTTGGCGGTTCGGCGCTAGGATCATCTTGCGCAAATTCTAATAGAAAAGCGCATCCAAGGTTGTAGACTGCAAATGCATAGATAGAAGGAGTAGTCGGTTGACTAGGGACTGTTGCAAGAGCCCAATAAGTTAGGTTGACAGATTCATCATAAGCAATTTGAAGCCAATCATCAGGAGGCATAGACCCTGAAGGCACACCCATCACAGTAGCAACAAACCATTGAAAACCGGCAAAAGTTGGACCTCCTGCGGGCAGTCCTACTGGAGAAACAGCACTAGGATTAGGAATTACAGTAACATCACTCATCGCCGACGGCGACCCTGTTCAATTGAGGCAACAGACTCTGATTGCCGGGTGATACGCACACCTTCCGCGAGGTGGTCTAGATCGTCAGCATACCCAGACCGAGGTTCCTCTTCCTGGAAGCTCATCTCTAAGTTACGCAACGGAGCACCAATCTGCTCTTCAATTTGTGAATTCACTGCAAGAGCAGCTTCTTGCCGCATTTTCTTACCAAACTCTTTAAGAGCTTCTTCTTTCTTGAGCATGGCTCGTCGAAGCTTTTCGGGAGTCATAGCCTTTCCAATTGAGTAGCAAAGTCCACTATGCGGACTTTGTTTAGTATCAACTGCATCAATCTCAACAAGTCCATAAGTGACATGCTGACTAATAATTGACTCAATTTCTGGTGTACTCAAGTCAACATGCGTACCATTGGGTGAAATACGAATTTGCCCACCAATTGGAATTGTCTGAACAATAACTCCCGGGCGTTCAGGTGAACGATAAGCGAACTGGAATATCTGCTTTGAGATGTTTCCGATGTAGAGCTCAGGCATTTTCTTGTCCTTCCGCGACTGGTTCCGTAAATGTAAAATCAACAGGATCCGTATCTGCCAATCCTGGAGTCCGTATCTTCACAGGAACAACGGCTGGAGCAAACAATGATGGTCTCACACCAGTTGTAACTTCTGTATCTGATACAAACGTCGTTGGTTCATCTTCATTACCAAATATGATTATAGAACTTGACCTAAAGTTAGTTCCTACACAAGACAGCACAAAATCTGGATCTCCAGAAACAGCCGTATCCGGGGTGATTGAAGATAAAACCGGGGTTAACGATGCAATATCAGTAAAGTCTACTTCAATTTCACAACCAAGAGGCATACTTTTGACAGTTAAATTATGAAATGGAATAACAGTATTGGTCAACAGCATATGATCAACTGTTATATATGATGTTGATGGACCGATATGGAGTAACTCATTTTCAAATCCTTCAAACGTATCAGATAGTGTAATATTTTCACCATATCCCTCTGCTGTTGGAACCTTGGTTAATTTGACATTGGTCAAAATTCCATCCGAAGTAAGTACGGTTCCTACATCGGCGGTTGTGACTATCTGCGGCATTTGAATTATCCTTCTAAAGTAGTCTGCGCCGGACGCTTACAGTCGTCCCTACAGTTTGAAGCACGTTAATTCGTGCTGACGCAGAGCTGCACCTACATCTTATCGAGCTCCCGGGGGCAGGATGGGAGGACTCGCACGATGGAAGATGCAGATTACTGATACTGCATCGTAACGATTGTAACTGCCTCAGGACGGACTGCCCATCCAGAAGTTGTTCGCATTTCGGCCAAAACGTCGAGCGCACCACCGGCCAACGGAACTGGAATTTCCTTTGGCGCAGCCATGTCACAAAGCTGAAGCGTGCAAGCTTCCATAGAAGGAGTCAGCTTTGCAAATTCATTGGTATTGATACGAGCTCCCTTAGGCTGTTCAACTTCCGGCATAACAATGAGAATGGCATCATTGCCGCCAGAGCCTTTGCCTATGAGTGTGTCGTCATAAGCCCAAATAATCTCATCATCATTCATTTCCAGAACATCTTTGATCACACCGGCTGTGCTAGTCGAACCAGCACCAACACGCTGATAGCTGGTGAGCTGAACAATATTCTGGTATTCCATTGCACCAAGAGTTCGCTGTGGACCAACGACCACAAACTTCCGGCCAATGCCAAGCTGATTAGTTCTTGTTTTAATAGCACTGACCTGAGAAATCAGGAAAAATGCCATCTGACCATTGTCATAGGTGACCACGGTCGTGTTGCCAGCACTATCTGCCGGGAGGGAGATAGCGGTCGCGCCGCTCGCATTGACCAACCCTTCACCATTGGCAGGATTGAAACCAAAGAGCAGAGCATTCCGCATAAGCTGGAATGTAGCTTGCCTCATCCCTAGTCTGTGGGCATCAACAATAGAAAGACCCCATCGTGCCATTGCCGCTGTGTCATGATGATCGTATTCGGCACGGACGCGTAGAAGGTAGGTCGGAGCACTGATTTGTGACAGCGCGAAGTTAACACCGGGCAACTGATTATAAGCAGACTGACCGGCAGCCATTCGCGTACGAAGATCAACACGCTTGATGTAAGCGTAAAGATCACCATCAGCCAGTCTCACGAGCGGGGCACCAGAGGCAAGCAACTCGAAAGCACCAGACGCTTGTGAATAAGGCATCAAAGTATCAGGCATCATATAAGACGGATGAACCTGAACAAATGCCGGGGCAATTGAAGCCATGATTTACTCCTATAGGTTTGGGCCAGAGATGACCCCGGCCTTTCAGGTTGATTTACAGCAAGCAGAGTGCCGCTGCTCCGTTGTAGTTCCA